GCGATTAGGGGTATTTTCCGTAAAAAAGCCCGCTGCAACTGACCAGATACTATCATCAATTCCGCTCGCCTCATCGAATACCAGCATGACACCCGCGAAATTGTGTACTCCGGCGTAGGAATCTGGATTCTCTGCACTCCACAACCGCCCTTCTACGCTCCAATAGCGCGTTCCAAGTTTCAAGTCTTTCTCTACTAATTCCGCTATCCACTTAGCCGGTAGGACTCGCGTCGCGCTGACCTCGAACCAGTGACTGTGTATGGACATACTCAGCCACTTGGTGATCTCAGCCCAGGTGACGCTACGGAGCTGCGCTTCAGAGTTAGCTGAAACTATCGTGGTAGAACCTATTCTTGTCGTCAGCATCCAGATCGTCAGCCAACTGACTAACGCGGACTTACCGATTCCGCGCCCTGAACTGACTGCAAGGCGCAGCGTCTCGAAGTCTATCTTGCCGTTGTTAGCCTTGATGTGCTCGCGCAGCTCGATCAGAACCTCGCGCTGCCACTGGCGCGGGCCGTCGAAGTGTTCAAGCGGTGTCCCAGGTTTTTTCCACGGAAAGGTCAGGCGCACGAACGCGAGCGGGTCGTTCTTGAGCGTTGGACTCCAGAGCGTCGCCATCAGCTTCTGTTCTTCTTCCGCTGAGTAAATCGGCACTTGCATCCAATACCTGCCCTTCGATAACTCTGGTCTGCGCTTCTTCAAGCGCCGCTAAGATAGATATGCGTTGCTCGACTTGGATCTGCATCGACTGTGGCGCAGTCCACTTATGCACATGCTTTAGTATATCGAGCGCTGCTTTAGTGTCGCCGTTTAACGCGGCTGTGCGTAAGACGCCGGCCATCTCCATCTCGCCGTCTGCGCGGCCTTTGATCTCCGCATACTCAGCAATAGGATCGAACTGCACCAACCGGCGATACTCAACCGGCAGCATGCCGGCAGCTAACGCGAGCGCGTCGCCTTTGAGTCCTTTACGCGCGGCCTCGTAGATCAGTTCGAGATTCTTTTCTGTGGCCTCTATTTTACGAGGCTCGTATGGCAAGCTTTCAAACATAGAATCTTTATTAGCACATTTTTAGAATAAAAAAAAGTTTGAGTAATCCCTGCGTAGATATTCCCAGACCACGCAAGGCCCAGCCCCCCTCCCGATTGTCAACTGAGCCAAATGTAAACCAATGTCAACTATGTTTACATAAACTAAGTATACATTCAGGCCTTGGTCTTTTTGGTCATGTGTTGCCAGGTCACATTCACGCTGGCATATTGAATGTAAACTATGGTCATCGCTTGGTCAAATGTTGGTCATGTGCATGACCAATGTAACGTGTTGAGAAGAGAGGGTTTTCCTGGCTTTGGTCATTTTGGTCACATTTTTACGCGCAACTCTCGCTCTAATAGGAGCTATATATACTTGTATACATACATATATATTTTTAAATAAGTAAATATAAAATGACCAAAAAGACCATAACGCCACATTAGCCCGCAAGATCAGCATGTTATCCATGGTCATTTAATCCCAAAAATATGACCATTCTTTACCCAGACAAGACCATGTTAACCAAATTAATTTGTCCCTAACAAAAAAACCTTTGCAAAAACTCAAATATATGAGAGGATGACACTGTAGCAAATCAATAGGAGTGAAAATTATGGAAGGTATTGACTTTAGATACGCGCGTAATGAGTGCGCTTTGATCTGGGTTGGTTTTTGTTTTTGGGATGATTTACCTGTACCCCACTAGACCAGTTTTTTTTGTCCTTATGAAGGGTTAGTCTAATGATACAAGAATTAAACGCCTTGCGTCTTGCGTTAAAGCGCAATCAATATACCGGCATAATATTATACGAAGGGCCAAGCGCTATTGATGGCGCGCCTATTGTCGCTATTGCAAACCGTATAGGCGTAGCAAGCGCAAATGCTAAGACCGGCGCAATGGTGCAGACTTTCATTATTCGCGCCGATGTTAATCCTATCGCCGCGCTCAAAGATGGTCGCGACGCTAGCATTTGCGGCGATTGTCCCCAGCGACCATTCAAGGGCGGCAAGTGCTATGTTGACGTAGCAAAGAGCGTTTACAGCGTTTATGGCGCTTATGAGCGCAAGCGCTATGCTCGCCCTGGCGTGGATTATGATCCCGCGCTATTGCCAGCATTATTCGAGGGGAGCGCTTTCAGGCTTGGCACGTATGGCGACCCTGCTGCTGTCCCCTTCCAGATATGGCGCGCCGCGACGTTAAAAGCTAAAAAAATTACAGGCTACAGCCACCAATGGCGCGATCCTAGGTTCCAGGCTTTCGCTCTATTGTGCATGGCTAGCTGTGAGAGCGAGAGCGACCATTTACTCGCAAGCGCTTGCGGCTGGCGCACATTCAGAGCCAAGCGCAGCGCAGAATCAAAAGCCTCAAATGAAATTGGTTGCCCTGCCGCCAAAGAAAACGGGGCGCGCACATCTTGCGATAAATGCGGCCTATGCGCCGGTAATAGCAGCAACAGCAAAAAAGATATTGTCATTAACCTGCACGGTTTCAGAGTAGGGAGGGCGGCATAATATGACCTATTCAATTTATAAGGCGCGCGGTTTTTGGCGCATTGCGCGAATTGAAAACGATAAGCCTAATGAGATTGCAAAATTTAAACGCAAAAAAGAGGCGTTACTGACGGCGCGCCTGTTAGCTGGCCCTTGCGGTCATGTCATACAATTCTAATTGAGAGGGCGGCATGATCCAGCAAGTCACTACTAAAAGCGTTTCGTTACGTACAATAATGAAAACGGCATTATTTAATCGCGGCGTTAAAGACGCGCGAGAAGGTAAACCGTTTAATTATGATATCGGCGCAACCCTTAATGAACAATGGGCCTATGAGCGCGGGCGCTTGTTCGGGACAAGGTTCAAAGAGGGATCAGTTAAAGATCATAGAGGGCGCGTTACAGTTTACGCAATGCGCGCGATGGCGCAAGCGCAACACGAAGGGGTTATATTATGAGAGCACTATCAATAATAGCGCGCGAGATAGCGCAAGACTGGCGTAAACCATACTTTGGCGCGGTTCCCTACCTGCAAGCCATGTCTACACTAGACGATATCAATCAACCATACGGTTATGACAGCGGCGAATCTATTGTCCGCTATTTTCTAAGCAATGCCACTACGTGGCGCGGCGATACAGCAAGACGCGTTAAAGCCGAATTGAAGGGGATGTTACGATGATTGAGCTTACACTAGATCACGAAGCGGTAGAGGCGCTCATAAAGATATTAAACAATCAACCCGCGCCATTGCCGTGGCATCTAATCGATGCATTGCACACTATGCAGGAAGAGTACGACAACGAAGCAGAGCGCCAACATAGCGCGCGTTATGATTGGGAAAGATCGGCTGAAAACGACTAAGGGGGATAACATGAAATTTACATATTACTTCGATGAGCTTGAGCTAATCAAAAACTATTCCGTGATGGTCGCGGGTGAGATTGACGTAGACTACAACATAGCCGCCGCCGAACCCGATGTAGGGATCTTTGAGCCCTGGATTACTGATATCGATATCACGTCGATAACATTAAACAGCAATAAAAAAGACGTGCCCGCGCTCAACCTGTCGCAAGACCACTGGCTTTATAAACTGATACATGACGCTCTGATAGATGACGAACATCTACTTGAAGCATGTGAAGAAGACGCAGCATATGAGGCCGACATATGAGGCAAGCGCTTTACATTATAGGCTTGGCGGCGAGTGTTAGCCTGGCAATACCCGCCGCCATTATAACTATACTTTACCTTATAGAGAGGGGCTAACATGTACGATTTTTGCTGTTTGCTTTATCGCCTATCAACCCCAGCGCTTGAGCTGATGTTACAAGGCGAGGGCGACGAAACAAAACGCGAATTGATAGAAGGGGAAATTCATGCGCGCGCAACGAAAAACTGATCCTATCGATGATGTTATAAACCAACTTAACAAGCCTATCTTATTGCTGCGCGAGTTAAAGAAAGCAAAGCAGGAAATCGCGCAACTAAAATATCAAAAAGAAGCAATGAAAGAATACTATTCAAAGCCGATCGAGATAGAAGCCCGCGCGATAGCCGCAGAGGAGCGTAGTGCTGATCTAGAACGATCATACAACGAGCAAGTGTCACAAGAGAGAAAAGACTCTCGGTATAGGGAATTACACGATCTTGTAATGACTTTATCTAAGCGGAATGGTCAACTAGAAGAAGAATTAGAAAGGTTAAAAAATGTTACCCGATGAGATAATAGCACAATTAGAAAATTATATACGACTTTTAAAAGAACTAAAAAAATTAAGACGCGAGAATGCATATCTCGAAAAAACGCTAGACGGTGCTATCGAGAGTTTAAATAGGCGTGATGATCTTGAAATAACCATGCGTAAGTTGAGGGAACGCAACGAATATTTGGAGAAGAAAATTGCTACACCTTGACCTATTCTGCGAGCATCCTGGGCGCATGAAAGCAAAGCCAATAAAGACCGATAAGACCAGTTGCGTCATTATCTATAAGTGCGACGCTAAAGAAACGCCGATCATGCGCCTGTACGTACAACAGGCAGACTTGCGCGCATTGGCGACAGTAGCAAGCGCTCTTAATTTTGCATTTAATATGAAGGCGACCGATGAAAACAATCAAACAAATAATATTGGAGGAGGCGAAAGCGGCGGGGTTAAGTTATGAAACCCTCATAGACTACAACAACACGCTGCGCGTTATAGCAGTGCGCCGCAAGGCCATGTATCG